AGCAGTTCCATTAGCTGAGTCATACCACAAAACAACATGATACCAGGCTGATGTATCTCTAAATATTCTATTAGTTTTTAACACACCTATTGTGGATGAACTTCCATATTCATCCCATCTTAATTTATCATCAGAATCAAAAGTAAAGACATGGCTATCATCACTACCATTTGTGCTTCTAGCAATACTTTGTTGAACACCTAATTTACTTCTCTTAACCCAAACAGACATAGTATATTTTTTTGTATCTGTTGGTGTTCCAAAAGTTTTACTTAAGTAACTGTTTGCCATAATATTATCCTAGTTAAACCTTCCTGAGTTATTAGCACCGACAGATATTGTTATACTAAATGCTCTATCAGCAGTCTGTCCCTCGGCATCAGTTGCTCTTAATGTAAAGTTGTACGCTTGATCACTTGTAGGTGAAGGTGCTGTACCACCTATTGCATAAGTTGCACTGCTTGCTGGAGATCCAGATAACGTTAAATTCATAGTCGTTGCTGGCGTATTTGCATTTGACGTTAACACCGACGTTACTTCAGTTATAGTTACATTACTATCAGAAGATGCTTGAACATTCAATCCAGAGATAGTTGCTCCTGCACTAAATGATCCTAATGATCCTGCTGATGTGGTCCAAGTTGGTGAAGTAGATACTGTTAAATCTGCATTTGTAGATCTAACTGCACCACCATCATTGTTTTCAATTCTAATAAAATACGATGCTGCAGCTAAATTAAATACGGCTGCAATAGAAGTTGAACTTGTAAAAGATACAGTTACTGCTCTTGTAATTGCACCTGTAGATGAGTTTATTGCTTCAACAACAGGCACGGATTGAAAATTAGTTCCTGCAATAGTTATAGAAGTATTTGTAGTTGGTGGAATTGTAAAACTTTGACCTGAGTTATAAGTTGGTCTAGCAATTGTAGATATAGTTACCGATCCACCAAGAGCTACTGCTTGACCATTTATTGTAATTTGTCCTGAACCTTGTAATGCTGAGTTTGCAATATTTGCTGAAGGTAAAGTAAGAGTAGCACCACTAGGTACAGTTATAGTATCACCACTATCTCCTAATTGCACATTAGTGCCTGATCTTGGACTTATTTTATTTACTTTTACTTCACTCATAATTTATCTATATATTTAAAATTGGAATTAAAAGCTATTACAGTTTTTCTTCCATCTCCGTTTTTTTCTGATGTATGTAATAAATATGCAGGAAAAGATATAAGATCTCCTTCCTTTGCTTCATACTCTATTATCTCATCACCTACTTTAATTTTTGTTTTAAATTTAGAATCTGGTAATTCTAAAAAATAAACATTTGTAAAATTTGCACCTTCATGATTATGCCATTGATGAAATGAATCTTTTTTATATTGCTGAAACCAACCATTAGATATACTCCAATCATCTGCTTTATAATAATCTTGTAATTTCTTCATGGAAGTTCTTATTACTTTTTTATAGAATAGATCTAAATATTTTCTTACAAAACTTTTAGGTAGGTCCCAATCTGATTTTGAAACCCATTGAAAAGGATTATTTGGCATCTCATCAATCAAGCCTAGAAGCTCTGTTTTATAAAATTTGTGTTCTGCTACATTCATTTTTATAATCTCCGATTCTATTTTTTTAACTTCCACCGACTTGATCCCATGAGCCAGTTGTTGAATTCCATTCATATATCTCACCGTCATCAGGATAAGCAACTGGTGCCTCCCAAAGACAGGTATCTTCATTTAATGTCCAATCAGGATAAGGTTGCTTTGGTATAAAAGCATCTCTTGCTTCATCATAGGTCATACCAATAGATGCAGCATTTTTTCTAAATGGTTCGCCACCTGAAGAATTTACTCCACCTTTTGTTCTTGGTGAATATTGTTTATAAATACCATAAAGATCATTATGAAGTGTTCTTAGAAATTCTACTCCAGCATCTTCAGTAGTTGCAACATCATCGTGTACTACCTCTACTTTTATTACTTTATTTCCAATACCTAATTTTGCAAAATGTGCCATAATTTACCCTACGTAAGTTCCACTTCCTGTAAATGTTATTATTGTGTTTGAACCAGATTGTGTAACTGTTGGTGAACCAGTTGTTGTTCCTGTATAATCAGCAGTAGGTAATTTGATGATAACAACGCCATCTCCACCATTACCATTTGGGCCGCCTCCGCCGCCACCTTTTCCATCAGTTCCGTTTCCACCATTTCCTGAAGGATAGTTTCCGCCGTTTCCTCCGCCGCCAGTTCCTCCAGATGCCGTTGACATACCTTGTCTTGAACCACCAGCACCTCCACCAGCATATGATACAGAAGAACCTGTTATAGAATTTGCTTCACCAGTTCCACCATTAGCAGGAGAACCTGCTGAATTAGCTCCTACAGCGCCTTTACCGCCACCGCCTCCGCCATGATTATCATTATTAGAATAGCCACCATTATTACCTTGACCAGATGTTCCGTTACCACCCTGATTTGTACCTGAACTAGCATTGGCTCCTCCGCCTCCGCCAGACCCTCCGTCTGTACCAGCAGCATTGTTTCCTGTATTATGGTTACCACCATTACCACCGCCAACAGTAGAGATTGTTGTGCCACCCGGTAATCCAGGAGAAGCTAAAGAAGAAACTCCTCCAGTATCCCCTTGTGTTGAACTCGTTTGTCCAGAACCAACGGTTGCAGTCATTGTATTTCCTTTTTGAAAAGTTATTCCAGTAGCGGTTATCATTCCTCCGGCTCCTCCGCCACCTCCAATTGTGCTCCCAGCGCCACCTCCACCAGCAATAATTAAATAATCAATTGTAGCTGTTTGTGGTGTTTCATTAACAGAAGCTGAATCAGTTATTGGAAGCCAACCATAAGTTGATCCCGAATAAACTATATCTACTGCTGTTCCCACAATATCATACACGGGTGCTGGAGATGTGAAACCTTGATATTTATTTCCATTAGCATTTATAGTTAAATTATCTGTGTCAAATGTTCTAGCAGCATCAATAAATACTACTCTATCTCCATTACTTGGAGAAGCAGGTAATGTCAGTGTTATGCCACCACCACTAGTATTTATATAATATCCTTCATTAGCAGCAGCTGTAAAGCTAGCAGTTTTAACTGCAGACTGCCAAGAAATTCCTGTTGCAATTGTAGTTGATCCACCTAAAGCCACAGATGCACCATTGATCGTAATTGCACCTGAACCAGTTAATCTAGCATTAGCAACTGTCCCTGTTAATTGAGTAGCAGCAATAGATTTGTTTGTTAAAGTTTGTGTTCCTGTAGTTGTAACAACAGTTGAAGGTAATGTAGTTGTAGCATTTGATGCATCTAAAGTTGCACCTGCTGGAATAGTAACTGTATCACCATTTTCTCCAATTTGAACTGAAGTGCCTGATTGTGGTATTACTTTATCTACTTCTATCTGACTCATTATAATATTACCAATGTTCCTGTTACTGTAACGGTATTTGATACTGTTACTGGTCCTGCTAAAACTCCTGAATCCATAGTTTGAACATCAGAAATTGTTGAAGAATGTGTGTTAATATATGTCGTTGCTGTCATACTTGCAGATGGAGCTCTTTTTGCAGGATAAGTACAAAACACAGTTTTAGTTCCTGCTGTAAAATCCACTTTGTTATCTGAATTTGAAGAGGAGATAACGGTATCTCTAGAAAGTGTATCAGGTGTTGCGTCTGTTACAGTTCCGATACCTACTTCAAATTGTGCAGTTCCATCGTGTGAAATACAGTAGAACGTATTGTTAGTGCTACCTACACCAGCTACAAAAGTTTCGAAGCCTGTTTCTGCTCCAGCTAAATTTATTGTGCCAGTTCCGGTAGATGTACTGGTTTCCTTTACTCTATCATTAAGTACAAATGCCATTACTGTTTCCTATCTATTATGCGTTTCCAAGTCTAATGATTGCATTAGAAGAATCAGCAGTTGGAAACTGAATAACGAAATCTCCGTTAGTTGCAGTTTTTGCGCCGCCGAAATCTAAAACTAATACCGCTTCATTAGAAGTCCCCTTATAAATCAGAGCTCCTGTTGCAGTTAAAGTTACAGATGAAAAAGTTAAATCTGCAAAATCAATAAATGCAATATTACTTGCGATCGACACACCATTATTAGTTAAAGTATTTCCACCACTTGTATAATTTGTACCAGACGAAGAAACTTCGTTAGTAGTAGTAAATGCAGGTGTTGAAGTACTAAAATTAGCTTGTGACGTATACAGTGCAAGTTTAAAAGTACTTCCGCCTGATGAATCAAAGTTGAAAGTTCCTTTTAAAAGGTCTGTTTTAAAAGAGTCAGGTACTATATTTGCCATATTTTATCTCCTTAGTATTTTGATGGTGATTCAGATTTTAAAGGAGTACGAACAGCACCATCTTGATATTCGTCTCGGCGTCTTCTACCTTGTTGTTCAATAGAATACGTTTGCATAGCTCTTCTGAAAGAAGCTTCGTAGTATTGTAACATATCTGCCGGCCCTTTCAAGTATCCATATGCTTCTACCAGAGAACCATACAAAAGTAAATCTTGATATTTATTCGACACATATGTTCCTGTGGAGCTCACAGAAGAATCTGTTAAACTAGTTGGCTGTTTAATATAAGCTAGGGTAATTTCATAAGCTGCATTTGGAGTAGGAGCCACTACCCAAAAATTAGCATCCCAATTAGCGTAGTATTTAGGGAGTCCAGAGGCTGTTCCTGGTGTATCATAAAACTCCGCCATGAAAGTTGTATCTCTTTTTTCTAAAAAAGTTTGTTTGTTATTACTATCTTTTAATTGTACATATCTAATAATTCGAAGATCAGAAGGTATTGTTACATACCTACTTCCAATAACTAAATTAGATGTAGCATAAAATCTATTATCATCAGAATCAGATTCTCTATAAATTCTGTTTTCTGCGTTTTTAATAATTGTATTTAATACACCTGTAGATAATACACCGCTGTCTACCTCTGTGTAATTTCTAATATCATCTTGTAAGTTTGTAAGTGTATATGCCATTATGGTGTTATAGTTACTGGTCCAGCTGTAACCATTATTCCTCCTGCTTCCTCAGTTATAGTTGCATTTGAGCCTGAACTAAAACTATAACTATTATTATCAATTTTAGTTATACTAAATCCTGAAGCATTTTCAAACACTGTAAAAGCTAATCCTCCTGGACTTCCTTCTACATTTCTAAATCTTACTACATCATTTGATGCTCTTCCATGATTTTGTTCTGTGACCGTAACAATTTGTGAACTAGAAACTAAACTAAATGGATTTGAATTTAATAAGTTTTGAGTTGCGGGTTCCGTTCTTGCAGGTCTTGCATCAGATAATCCTTGTGGATCACCTGGAAATCTTACAGGATTTAATTGTGGCTGTTTTGTTTCAAACTCTGATACATGTACAAAAGATCCATTCCATTCTTTTACCATTTCTTTATATGGAAATTCCATACCAGATCTATCTGATATTGCTTTTGCGTATTTTCCTTTTGCTAAATTAGACATTATAAATTTGGATAGTAAGTTTTAGGGGTTATGTATGAACTTGAAGAAGATCCATCTTCTTGCAGAGCTCTAGTTAATTCATCTTCGTATAATAATTTCATTGGTTGTATTCTACCTGGAGCATATTTTTGTGATAAATAATATGCAAGACCAGCTATCATACATGGCACAAATCGGTATGGTACATCTGCATCATTACTATATGCACCTGCATCTTGAATTCTTTTTACGTAATAATAATTAATAAATTTACCAGCTTCGCTAGTGCCTGGTGTTAAATATAAAGTAATTGTAACTCTATCTATAAATCTTTGTACAAAAAATTGTGAAGGTTGTCCTGTTGATGTTTTATTTGATAGCGCTTGATATGCTGATCTATTAATTTTTGTAAGTGGTGTATCTACATTAGATGAATTTCTAAAAGAAGCTTCCAAAACATCGTCTACGCCGTAAACTGCAGTCGCACTTGAAGTTCCATCACTTGTTGATCTAAACATAGTATATGTTGCTTGATCTGCAACAAGTGTAATATTATTGTTTGCAACTTCCCAATAATGTAATCCTCTGTTAGCCCATTCCTGGAATAATATATTTAAAGATCTTCTTGCAGACTTTAATTGATATCCAGAAACACCTTGAATTCCTATTCTCTCATATGCTTCTTCAACAATATCAGAGATAGAAAAACCTTTTTCAAAAACTGTTGTGCCAGAGGTAGTGTTAGCCATTTAACCTCCTACTTATCTATAATAACTGTTACCGTTGCAGCTGATATAGCAGAAACAGTCATACCACCTTCAAATACAATTCCATCTTCTGCAAGATTATATGCAAATACATCTCCTGCTGGAACATCTACTTGAAATTGTGTTACTGAGTTTCCGTCTTGTAAAGTAACTGAACCTGCAGAACCTGTTGAGGCTAAAATAATTCCTCTTAATCTAGTTCTTCCTGCAAATACAGAACCTGTTGTTGTTTTTCTAACTGCTCTTACATCTGATTTCATTTTTTCTCCAAAAATTATGTGGGGCCAAAGCCCCACATTAATTATTTATTAACCTAAATCAGTATTTTGTTGGTACAAAATAGTGATTCTAACTTCACCTGCGTTTGTAGAAGCTGAACTTGTGAAAGTTAATCTGATGTCTGCGTCTCCAACATCTTCCCAAGCTAAAGCAGCACCTGCTTCAGTTGTTGGGTACTTTCTACCAGCTGTAGTTCCACTTGCAAACGTGTTCAAAATTGTTGATGCACCTCCAACAGTATCACCAACACTAATGTTTGTACTAGTGTTTGCTGCAGTTATGAAATCAATCACACAATCTACGATTTGTGATTTTGCAGGAATCACAACATCTTGAACTGCTGCTGCAACTGCTCCACCTGCTAAACTTACTGCAAAAGTTTGAGCCATCACAACTTGTCCTGTGTTTTTGATATTGGAACCTAAAGTAGTTCCAGTTGTTTCTTTAATCGTTCCCGCTTTAATCGGTCCCGAAAATGTAGTTGATGCCATAGTATTATCCTCCTAGTTTCCGAACGTAGTCTCTAGGCCGTCGACTATACTCGTCTACGTTCTTAAATAATTGTATAGTGATAAATTTATATACTAGATTTTAATAGAGTGCAAGAGAGCCTTAAATGTGGAGTGGATTTTTTCCAACGATGTAGCTTTTTATTAAGTAGCTACTGAAACTTGTGGAGCAGCGTCTTCAATTTTATTAGCAAGATGCTCTTTTTTAGCCTCTGCTAATTTTATATGGCTTAAGACTTCTCTAACTTGTCGGTCTATTTTAACCATATTGAGAGTATATCTACCCTCTTTAAGATGCTCTTGCTCCCACTGTAGATCCAGACCTTTTTTCTTCGTGTAAAGGTCGTTTAAGTGTTGCATCATTTTTTCCATCGATAACCTCCTCATAGGTTATTCTTTTAACTCTCGGATCGTGCATCTCTCCGAGATCTTCCCACTTTATATCATTTTTTCCTAGTTTGTCAACTATAGCATTTTCAATATCTAGTGGGCCATCGAGGCAGGTTATATTAAAATCTGCATGTTTTTGATATGCAAATATTTGAATTCTGAATGTCTTTGGTTGCATTGTACCTTTCTATATTCAAAATGAGGCGGGATTGTGTCCCGCCTCAGATTTTTAATTATTAAGCACCTGGTGATGCAAAGATACCTCTGAAGTCAGATACTCCAAATGAGTATCTTTCTCTAGCTTTGTATCTTACGTTACCAGTATCGAAATCACCTTCCATAGCAGTTTTAATTCCTGCTCTTTCGAAGTATTTCATTCCGTTTGGCACATCAGTAATGATGTAGAATGCATCTGGATCAGTTAAGAAATTGTTAACTCTATAACCTTGAGGTAACATTCCCATAGAAGCAAGTGCATTGATATCATTATCAGCTGTTCCAACTCTACCTTGAGATTTCATTAATCTCTCAGCAGTGAACTGAAGCTCACTAGGAATAATCATTTTTAATCCTCTTGCAGCAATTTTTAGACCTCTTTCGTCTGTCATTGCAGCAATGTCGATCATTGATTGCTCTAGTGAAGTTTCATTCAAGTCAGCCGCTGTAGCTAAAGTGTTAGATACAGTACCTGAAACAGTTGGGTGGTTAGATGCAAATAAATTGCTTCCGTCCCCAGCTTTGAAAGTGCTGAATCCTTGAATTAATGGATTAACAGCTTTCACTTGTTTTGTGTTTGCCATAGATCTAGCTAATGCTTTTGTATATCTACTAGCAAGTCTGTCATACAAGTTGTCCTCAATAGCTTCTTCAGTTATTGCGAAGGCAAGAGCCACAGTTTCGTGTGTATATCTTGCAGTGAAAGTCTCTTGAGCATTGTCAAAAGTTACTCCACTTCCTTCTGGCTTAACTTGAGCTTGAGCAAAACCTGATAACATAACTTCTTCTTCAAACGCTCTGTCTGAAGATTCAGTAGTGTATATTTCCGCATGCTGATTCTCATAACGTTTATACTCTAAACCGAATAAGGCATTTAATCCCGGCTCGAGTTCTTTGACTAATTGTCCTCTACTTATCGCCATAATTATCCTCCTTATATTCCGGCTACTTGTTTCAAGAAGTGTTCGTTGATAGTAACAACCCAGTTCACATTAGCTGAAGCAAGTTCATTATTATCAGGATCTTTTGAAACACCTATTATTTTCAACTGACCAGTATTCGTTGCTTTAGTTGAATCATCCAATTCTACTCCTGAAACGAAGTCATGAGTTGATCCAGCCGCGTATACAATGTCAGCTACCATTCCAACTTCAGCTTGTGTTGAACCACTCGCCTTATTAGATTGTATTTCAAATCTTTCATAAGGGTCGTCACACACAAAGCCAACGATATCTGAAGCAGTGTTACTTGCTTTCAGATGGTTCGCAAACGTTGGTTTACTTGTTGATGCGTCAGTGAAGAAAACACCATTAAGGGTTCCTAATAAAACATCGCCTGCTGCAGCTACAGTAATAAAACCTGTAGTTGCCATTTCAACTGGATCATTTTGAAAGATCGCAGCTGAAGATGCCGCAATGTTGTACTCGGATAAACCTTGGTTGTCTCTGTTCTGACCTACTTTACCAATGGATCTTAATCCAAAGGCTGCGTCTTTGTTTGCCATAGTATTGTCCTCCTTAAAGACATTTTTAGTTTATCCTTGATGGTTTAAGAATTCTTTTTAGGATTTCTTTGAGCCACCGAAGGTTACACGTGTCTGCCTATCAACATTAATAGGCATACTTGGGTGCTGTTCCTTCATAAGATCGTTGTCTACCGCTTTTACCTTTTCACCATGTTGATTAACATAGTATTCAGATCTTTGCTTTGCGATCTCTTCCGGTACCCTAGCCAGCAATAGGCCACCAACTCCGATCACTCCCTTGTATTTACCGTCTTCAACAATTGGAAAGTCTGAATCTGGATATTCATCAGCTCTAACTAATTCGTATCCGGATCTTATTCTTCCAGCCACATTTTTTGTGTCTTGGAATCCTAAACTTTCAGCTCTTATCCATCTGTGCTGAAATCCTGTCGGTGCAGGGGGTGCATCTAAAGATGACGGGGGAGTCCAGACTTGTTTTTGTTGAGATTCTTTTTCTCTAGTCTGACTCGCACGGGATGCTCGTTTATTATCATTATTCATATGCTTACGCCTCCTTCGTGATTTTTAATTGTTTCGCATATTCTTCAAGTGGCACTCCTAGTTTCTTAGCGATTGCTACCTGTGATGAAGTGAGTCTCACAGTGTTTTTGCGACCAGTATTTGTGCTTCGCTTCGCTGAAGCTACTGTTTGCACAGGTTTGGTCGAAACTTCCCTATTGTCTGCATTATTAGCAAATTTGTGCGGGAATTCAAGTCTTATTCTTTTATCTATTTCAGAATAATACTCATCACTTAAAGGATCATAACCTTCTTCCTCGGTAAGCTTCTTATGTAGGTCAAAAGCTGTATAAGTCATGGCGGTATCTTGTCCAAACCAAGCATTTTTACTAGCCCATTGCTCTGCTTTAGGATCTGGTGATCCTTGAGAAGCTTGCCTTCTTTCAAGGTTAATCTCTGGTTTTTTTTCTTTTTTAGTTTTTTCATACTCAGCTTGAGCGAGTTTAGTTTCCTCAAGTTTAGCTTTTTTATAACCAAGCTCAGATATTGCAGTTAAAGCTTCTGCTTCAGCTTTCAAATCATTTGCTTCTCTAGCTGCTGCAAGTTTAGCTTGTGCTGCTTGTACTCCTGACACAATACTATCTTCTGTAGATTGTAAGTATCCTGGTTCAAGTTTAGAAACTTTAGCATCTAATTTTTTATTATCTGCTATTACAGATTCAGCATATTTAACTGCCTCTTCTTTTTGTCTCTCAGCTTCTCGCCATTTCTTAGTTAGTTTAGCTATTCTTCTTTGTACTCCATCTGAGTAATCTTTTAATTCATCTTTCTCTTCTTTAGTTTCTTTCTCTTCTTTTTTATTATCTAACTTAATCTCACGTTCGTTTTCATAAGTTTTATCTTCAGGTGTTTTTTCATCAGCTACAGGTCTAATAGACGATTCTTCTTTTACTTCTGTCTGTTCGATCTCTGCTTGATCTTTTTCTTCAGGGATATCAACATCCATTGCTGGACCTGAAGTATCGATATCTACTGTTTTTTGGTCTTCTTGCATAGTTTACTCCTTCTATGTTTAGTATTGATGAAGTATATCTTCGGGTTTTTCGATTGTAGCTAATACTTCATCGTCATTTAGCAATCTAACTTCGCCCCCGTCAATTTGTATTCGTGATCCTGCATAACGTGCAAAGATCACCCAGTCACCCTTTTTGCACCAAGGGCCCTCTGGAAATTTTTCTTTATCATAACAATGTGGTCCCATTTCTAAAACAAGTCCACATGTAGAACCAACTTGTTGTCTCTCAATTGTTTCTTGTCCAAGATATAATCCGCCTCTAGTTTTTTCAGGCATCTTAAATGGTAAAATTAATATTCTCCATCCAGTTGGTTTTGGTAATTTATCTGACTCTTTTGTTTTTAAACGTTCGTAGCCTTCTACTTCTTTTTTATTTTCTTCGTTATATTTTTCTTGTAGTGCTAATTTAATTTTTGGTGTCGAACTTGACGACGTTTGTGAGGTCTGGTTTTTGTTCATCTGTTTGCTCCTTTTCATCTTGTTTTAGCAGGGTAGAGATTTCCTGTGATAATTTAAAATAGGCATGTGCCTGTCCCATTAGATACTTATATTTTTCCATATTGTCAACACCTCCAGAGATCATTGTTTCTCCGATTGCTTGATACTGTTCTTTTATAAGCCTTTGTATTTTATATATTACGTTTATTGGATCCATCTTTCCTCCTATAATTTATTCTTTAGTTCCTTTAAGTATTCTTCATCTTCTTTCTGTCTTTTACTTTCAATTATTTTTACATGTTTACGCCAAGCCCATGCATTCAATGTGCCTGCGTATTTCATTATAAAATGTAAAAATGTATATACTAATCTATCTAGCATTTCTTATAGATTCCTTTCCCTTCTTAAATATAGCAGCGACTTTTGATTTACCCATAACTTTGGCACGCTGTTCTCCAACAGTTAGAATCTGGATTTTTCTTGCAAACGGTTTAGATATCTTTTTAACTTTTGCAACAGTTTTACGAGCGTCAGTAGGAGTCGCAAACTTAATACTAACAGTATCTTTAGGATTCTCATCCGTATAAAGCCTCCTGCCTGAACCTTTTGGTTTTTTACCTGTTCCTTTTTTTGGATCCGCCACGTTTCATCTCCTTAATATGTTTCTTAATAATATTTGATTGTCTTTTATGTAACTTGGAAGCTTTGCCTAAAGCTTTAGCTACTTTGTTTAGTTTTTTCATATTAACATTTCCATCTTCTTCTTGCCTGACGGATACGTGAGTTAGGATCGTTACGTGTTTTTGCTGAAGCTCTTTTGAGCTGACCTAGTGATCTTGCGCAGTATGATTTTCTACGTTTAGCAGCTTTTGATCCTGGCTTCACTTTACCAGTCACGGCTGTTTTTAATTTAGAACCAGGGTTAAGTCTTCTATAAGCTTTAACTCCAGCTCTTGTCATTCCAGCTCCACTTTTTGTGGGTCTAAAATTCTTTTTGTTTCTTGCAGGCATTGTGCCTTTTGAATAATACTGTCTCATATTAGCCTGTGTATCCAAGTGTTACAGATCCTGATCCAGTTATATCTGCAAAAACAGTATTTCTAAATCTAATACCACTACCTGGAATCATTATATCTAAACCTTCTGAACCAAATGTAGATTCAAAAACAATATTACCAGATGCAGTAGCTGCATCATATAATTTTAAATTAGTTATACCTGTTGCTTGAATATACGTAATTCTACAAGGACCTATATTTGTAGATCCCCCGGAAAAAGTTTTTACCTGACCATCAGCTGTCAGAGTTGTAAAATTTTGATCACTTATAAATGAACTGCCACCTGCCATTATATCATTCCTTTGTAATATTTTTCATAAGAAGGATTACTTAAAATTTTTCCTGCGTAATCAGATTTAATTGCTGGGCCAATGTAACCGCCATTCATTGCTTTTTTTCTTTTTGCAAATGTTGCAGCTCTACTCGGTGTCGGACCAGTATTTGCTTTCGCTTGTTTTCTCCTTACGGCACCCGCACGCTGCCCTTTGCTCATCGCTCTTGCTTTTGCAATAGGCACGCATTTTGGATAATTTTTTCTTTTTTCTCCACCACTTCGCCCACACTTTGGGTATGAGCCATCTTTTCGCTTGTTCGCAATATCGACCCAATTTTGTTTGACCCATTCTCTAAGTCCTCCTTTTGAGTAATATGCTCTCATTATTTTTTTTTCTTTGGTCTTCTAGCTTTTCCAAAACCTTTAATTTGTGCACAACCACCTGATTTATACATAGATCTCATAGATCCACCTCTAAGGTTCATTCTGCTTTGAGATTGCGATGCAGATTTTTTATCTGCAATTAGTTTTTCCATCTCAGATGCAGTTTTTACATTTGGGTTGTCTCTAAGAAACTTTTTTTGTGAATCAGTTTTTGCAAACTTAAATCTTAAAGCTTCAGATTCTTTTTTAGCTTTGTCTTTTAGAGATTTTTCTAGTCCTGCTACTTTTGCCATTATACTACTCCTTTGTAATAGTTATCCATTGTCATTAAACCACCATTTGCAGCTTTCTTTCTTTTCTTTTTACCACCTGGTGTAACTTTACCAGAGCAAACTGCAGAAGCATACATATTCGCGTAGGCCGAAGGGTATACCTTAAATTTTCGCTTCGCTGCTGCTTTTCCTCTAGGACAAAGTTTAGCCATTATGATTGCCTCACTTGTTTAGCCATTGGTGATTTAGCTGTTTTCATTTTTTTCTTTTTTTTCTTTTTACCAATTACACCTCTACCCATTAAGATATCAGCTTTGGTAATTTTACCATCTTTATTTAAATCAGGAAATGAACCTTTTTTATAATACTGTCTCATTATTTTTTACCCTTCTTCTTTTTCTTTTTAGCAAGATATGCTTTTAATCCTGCATTCATCTTGCCACCTTTTTTAGCTCCTATTCTGTAAGCGTCATCAGATGTCATTTTTTCTTTTGCAAATGTTTTTTTCTTTTTTTCAAACATTGCTTTTCCGAATTTACTTGGTCCAGCCATTATTTTTTTCCTCCGTTTCTAAATATTTGTGTTCCCTTTATACCATAAATCGACGCCACGACAAGGATCCAAAGATTTGTGAACCATGAAGGGAGCTGCGAGAACATCTCGAAGAACAATTTTACCTTATCCATTGCAGATGGGTCATCTGATATGACTGCATATGCAAGCACCAACACGGGCAAACTGAGAATTATCAAAACTGCCTCGTCCTTCCAGTCTGATTGACGGGCTTCTAACAATTTTCCCTGGTATTGCTCCTCACCTTTGGCCATACGCTCTGCATGCATCAATTGTGCATCAGACATTGCCATTTTTGTACGCTGTTTATTAGCATAAATTTTACTTCCTGCAGAAACTGCTAATTTTATTGCTGATAACCACATAAATTAGTCTCCTTTTCTCATAATTTCGATATTTGGCATCATTTGATCAGAACTTGGAAGAGTTTTACTCAAAACTGTCTTCTGAATTGATGTATCTGCTCTTAGATTAGCCAATTTTTCGTTTTGTTCAAGTTTTTCGTCTTGATTTTGTTGATTCATCATTGCTCTCATCTTATCAAGATCCATTCTTTGCTTACCTTCACGTTCTTTTCGTTCATTTTCCATTGCTCTAAGGTCTAATTCTCTTGATCTTAGCTTAGCAATAGGGTCATTATCAAATTGTGAAGTAATTTTCTTCTCTTCTTGCATAAATTCTTCCATCATTTCTGCTATTAACACTGCTTTTCTAGCTTCTATCTGTTGACTTAGCTGTTTTGCTTGTTGTTGCATCTGTGGATTAGCTTGTGCAAGTTGTACTAACTGCTGTAATTGAGATAATTCTTGTCTAAACTCCAATTCTATCTGCTCTTGAGCCATTAAACTAATGTGTTCAAAAATATTTTTTTCTAAACTAGCCATTACCATTGGATTATTTCTAGCCATGTTCGTTGCCATAAAATTTAAGTGAGCTGTCATGTGAGCTCTATGGTCTTGACCTGGAAAAGCTTGAAATGGTCTACCCGCTAATGCATCGATATGTTCTAAAGCAGGATCTTTTGGTGATGGTTGCATTGGTTTTACCAATACTGAATCAATATTTTTTACACCTAAAGCTTCATACATATTTCTATACGCTTGATATAGATTATGCATTTGTGGATTTGATGTTGCCAGCTGCAACTCTGTTTGCGCGAGGGAAATACGCTGAGTCTGTGAAAAGATGTTAGGGTCAGCAACTGGCAAGATATCTACCCGATCATCAAAGTCTTGTTGTTTAATCATTCTTTGACCCCCAACTACGTCGTACGGATATTCCGCTGGTAGATATAACTTGAATACTCTAGCCATTAATTGAAATTCGTTTTTAAGGGCTGAATAAATTCTTTTGTGTATTGCTGACATAGTTCTTGATCCTCTTTCAAGAAGAGCAACGGTTGTTCCAACAGCTGCTTGTTGATTACCATCTCCAACTTGTAGATCAGCAATTGATGCAAATCTTTGACCAGCATTAACCACAACACCCATTAATTGTAATAATGTTGCTGATGGTTCTTTGAAAGGAAGCATCATAAATGAATCTCTTAGATTACCACCAGGAGCATCAACATCTCTAAACTCTCCTGGTTGAATAGATTGTGCGTCGTCTCTAATTCTAATACCACGCATCTTGAATCCAGCTGGCAGGTTGGACAAAGTTCCAGCGTCCAACAACTGTCTTAAAGCTGCGGTCGCTGTTCTAGACAGTCCACCTATCATGTGGATTAGACCGAAACCATAGAAACCTAAACCTGGTAAAAATTTAAAATGAACAAAATATTGAACTTTGTTTTTCTTTGGATCACCAATTTCATAATTTCTTTTGATTGACAATATTTCTCTAGATCCTTCTTCTAATGTTACTATGTATGGAAGTTTAATTCCTGAAGGTTCTCCAGCTTGATCTGTGTCCTCAAATCCTTCTAAATCTAAATTAACGTGACATTCTAAAAGAGTATAGACATCTTCATCTTTTGTTTTTCTAACTCCTTCTAACTCTCTTTCTTTTTTATCAACATCTGATTCTTTATCTTGAGGTTTACCAAGTTCTATATCTCTATAGAAACCAGCAACTTGTTGTTTTCTTAAATCATTCTCTGAAATTTTTATTCGATGAATGACTGCCTCCGCATCATCTAATGAGGTAGCTGTGTACGGGACAATCAGATCATCTGCAGGTACGAACTTTGATACAGCTCGACCTTCCACTTCGTCATAATAAACTTTTTTAAAAGTTGATCCTGACAGAGGTAAATGGAATAACATAGAATCAAACTCTGGTTCATACTCTTTCATTTTATCCATGATTTGATAATTCATGAAATCTTTTACTCGAGTTGCTTGTTGAACTTTTTCTGGAGTTTGTATTCCTAAAATTTGTGTTCTTACCGGTCCATCTGCTGGTAATAATTCTTTGTAAGCTAAAGCTTGAAATTGTGTTACTGCTTCTGCTAACACTGGGTGTGTTGCACCTGAAGCTCCTTGAAACGGTTCTGTTCTATTATCATATTTAAATCCTAATAAATCTAAACCTTGTGTATAAGATTTTTCCCAATCTTTTCTCGACATAGAATAATCCATGTATTTAGAATTAAGCTCAGATGATAAAGATGCTAATACTTCATCAGGTAAAAAATCTGCTAAGTTTGCATAATGATCGTCACCACCTTCAGGTGATGCCGCGTTTGGATCAAAGTTAATATCAACTGATCCATCTTCATTTTCTACAGTTTCAACAGGGCCTGGTGCAGAAGCTTCTTCCTCTACTTGTTGTTCAAGTTCTTCTTGGATTTCTTCTTCCCCCGGGACACTAATTGTTTTTCTAGGCTCGTTTGGTAGAGCTTTGTCTATGTCTGCCATTTGTTTTCTCCAATTTAACTGTTTTAACAGTATTATAATTAATATTCAAGCCTTGTGAGCTTGGTCCTTTTTTAGGTGGTGGTCCACTTTTTTTACCTTTAATCATCTAGATCCTTTGCAGCATCTGCCATTGATTCTGCTCTCACTTCAGCTTGAATTAACTGTTCTTCTCCACTAGACAATTTTTTAACTGGCTTACCAGTAGCATACTCTTCCATCGTACGAGAAGTTCCTTCAAACATATCGTCTATTTTACCAACAACTTCAGCTTCTACATCATATCCTCCATCTGGATCAGTTGCATACGCTCTAGCATCTACAGCTGAAAAATCTCCTTTAGGTTTTATTTCCATATCCGGACCTTCATACATATATTTATCTACTCTTTCCATATTAGGCCCTTTTACATTAGGAGCTGTGTATTCCATAGATATTGGTTGTGAATATTCATTTTCCCATTGAACAGAAATTTGACCATCATAATCTTCTACTTTAACACCTGGAACATTATCATTGGTATAAGTAGTTCCAATAACATTATCTGTTTTTTCTACATTATAACCATAGGGAGGTTCTGGGTTATCTACTCTTTTTGTTTCAAAAATAGGTTCTGCTTTTCCCTCTTTTCTAAATTTATCTATAAAAGAAGGAAACCAACTAGGCATTTCAGTTGTTGTATTTTTTAACTTTTCAACAATTGTAAATGCTTTTTTTGCAACAGGAGCTAAAGGTTCAGCTAATTGAAAATATTTTGCTACAACAGGTAATGACATTATACCTCCTAATATTTTTAATAAAGTTCTTCTTTTAGGATCCATAGGTCCATCTGCAAAACCAGCACGGCCGCCAGATGCGTACTTTAAATTTTCCATGTCATCAAAGTCTTGTGCAAATTTTTCTTGTTCTTCTCTAAACAATTGTTGTTGATGAGGAGTCATTGCATCGTATTCTTTTTGAGCATCCATTGCAGCGCCTACTAAACTAGAAACAGCCATACTAGCTAAACCTACTGGTGTTCCCATTCTTATAATTTTTTGAGGTAATCCTAAGTTTAAAATAGTTTGCAAAGTTTTGTTTTTAACTACTTCTCCTCCTAAAGTTGCTAACGGTAAACCAGCATACGTTAAAGGATTTGTTAATCTTTCACCTATAGAACTTTCTTTATCTTTTGCTTGCAAATAAGATTCTACACCTAATACTCCCAATGGAGTTCCAATAGGAGCTAAAGTTTTAAGAACAGGTTTTAAAAGTTTTCCGTATACTGATCTTACTTTTGGAAAAACGGCTGCACCAGTAGCTGCACCAGCTCCTCCTAAAAATGCTTTTTCTCCAGTTGTAAATCCTTCTTCTACAATAGGAGCACCATCAGCACTAGCAACTTGTTCATAAGTTTTATCTACTAAGCCTGTTTCTTTTAAAACATCTTCTCCTAAATTATATGCACCAGTTCCTAGAACAAAAGGTAAAGCAAACCTTGAATTCTTTATAGCTTTAGTAATTGATAAGTCAGAAAATTTTTTAGATTTTAAATCTTTGATAGCTAAATCTTGTTCTTTAATATTTTTAACAACATCATTAGAAATATCTATTTCATTGTATCCTAATGCATTCATTTGTTTTAGAATACTAGGTTTAATTCTACCACCATAATATTTACCATCATGGTAAATAGTCATATCGAGTCCATTCAAAGTATTATTAATTTGTTTGATAGCATCTTTATTTAAAGTTTTTGAGTTCAGATATCCTTGAATTTTATTTCTTAAAGAATTATTAAAATGACTAGTAGTTAAAACTTTATTAAAAGGTGATTCTGATAAAGCTCCTCCCTCTAATACACCCATTGAAGTCTTTGTTGGTTTTTCTAAAACTTTTATTTGATTAATTGGGAACACGTGATCCTTCTCGACTAATATATCTCTTAATATTTGACCACCTGATAAATCATCTATATTTCTAGATTTAAAATAAGTTCCATTTTTTCCTGTAGGATCAAACTGAATTGAAAGTATATTTTTAATTTTTGGATTATCATTTATAAATTTTCTTAAATCTTTAACATCTTGATCTGTCATAGCATCGTTAAATGCAGAAATATTTCTATTTGATTCTGGCACACCAGTTGTAAACTGTTCTATTAATGCTTCATTTAAAGCATTTGCTGCTTGATCTAAAGCATATCCAGATTTACTAAAACCAAATTTTTTATAGTCTTCAGATGCTCTAGAATAAGCAGCAACCAATTTTCGTAAAGCTTGTTCATCGTACGGAACATCTGATGCTCTTAAAGGTTTAATTTCTTTTAATTTAGTTTTTAGTTCTTCACTTAATGGCTCAAATAAATATGCTTTACCTGCTCCTGTTCCAGCTCTTGTTCTTTGTTCAGTATCTCCTTGAGTAATTACAAGTCCTAAATCTTTTAATCTTTTTACAAAAGCTTTTGCATTTAATATTAAATTTCTTTTATTTCTTGATGCTTTATCTTGACCTTTTATTTTTGAAGCATCTCTTTTTGCATTTCCAAAAATAGCTTGAAGACTTTTGTAAGAATAAGCAGGGATTTCATCAGCTAATTGTTGTATATTAATTTTATTAATTCCTTTTTTAGAATCTTCAAAAGAAGCGTTAATAGCAGCTGTTAATCTTCTGCTTACTTTATGATCTGTTTTACTTTTAGTATAACCATACTCAGAATCTCTTTTATCAAAATTTTTTATAGCATTATATTTTTCTTTTACAGAAGCATTTGCAGGAACAGTTTTTAAAGCTTCTGCCATAATAGGCCAAAGTTTAGTTTCTCTTGCTCTACCAGCTACTTGCACTTTAGATTTTTTTTCTAAATATTCTTTAAAAAATTTTTCAAACTCACCGTCTTTGTTAAGATCATCAAACGTAAGTTTTTCTGGACGTTTAAAACCTAATGGAGTTCCTCTTTTAAAATCCATTCTTTCTACTCCATAGGCTGGTCCAAGTTGTGCAGGCTCACCTTGCCTTCGACCTTCGTCTATAAGAGTATCATACATCTTTCTTTTTTCTTTTATAAACTCTAAACCAGCTTTCGTGTCAACACCTGCTTCTTTAGCTTTGTCATATTCAGCAATTATTAGGTCTCTAAAATACTCTTTGTTAGATGTACCTAACATTCCTTGTAAATATAAATCTACTTTGCTTTTAAAATTTTCTATTGTGTATGGTTTCTTTTTTGGTAACGGTGTTCCATCTTCAAACGCAGGACGCGTTAGATAGGACATCATCTGTTCATATTCACCTATCTTCATTACATCCCCATTAAATAAGATAAGCCACCATCTGCTTTGTCATCTCTTGGGGGAGTAGTATCATCTTCTAATATTTTTTTCACATCATCATCAGTCAATCCTTGTGAACGATCTTTACCTGGTTTAAGATCAAATAAACCTTCTTGTTGCATTAATTCATCTAATGGTTTTAAATTACGTCCCATTTGTTCGGATTCAACTAAATCATCTGCAAAAGCTTTAATGTCTGTTGCCATTTCAATTCCAAAATTATCCATGAATATATCTATTGGATCTTCTCTTCTATCAATTTTAATATTATTTTTATCTAGTATTTTTCTAGCGATTGTTCTTGTAACCCCTACGACAGGATCTAAAGGACCTCCGGGTCTTTTTGGATTTTTCAATACAAACTCTTCAAAAGATTTAATTGGATCTTCACTCATCATATCATCTAAAGTTTTGTTTTCTGCTCTAAGTTGATTTATTTTTGTTTCTAAATTTCCCATCAAAGTTCCTGGTGGTTCTTCTTGTCCAGCGCTTTCTTTAAGAGTCATAATTCCTTTGTCATCCATCTTTGCACCGGTTTTAATATCAACAACCTCTCCTTTAGCTACTTGTTCAATACCCTCTAATTTGTTCTCTGCCATTAATACAGCTTTTAAATTAGTCTCATACATTTTTGCTTCGGAGTCATTCATTCGAGCAATATATGGAGCTATCTCTTTTAATTTTTCTTTAGCCAACATTAAAGCTGCAGTGTCATCTGCAAGTTTAGTTGCATCATACATAATTTTTCGCGGATCGTTTTTAATCGGAAGTTTTTCGACATTGGTTCTTGTACCAAGAATCTTTTGTACAAATTTTGAGCCAAAAACTTTTTTTAATAATTCTATTCCAAATTTTCCCATCAGTAATATGTCCTTTTAGGTTTTGGTAAAGGTTCATCCTTGTAGTCTTCGGGGTGTTCTACAAAGCCACCTTGCCTAAATCTCATAACTGCTTGTGTCATAGAATCTACCAAGTCATCGTGATCTCCGAAAGGAAAAGCAGCACATTCCTCTATCACTTCCTGCGCAAACTCCATATTTTTGGGCGCCCATATTCTCCCCGATTCAAACAGCGGAGAAACTGCGTTAACCCTAGTGTGCTTATCGTTGCCTTTACTAGGTGAGAAATTTATAACAGGTATCCCCATTTTACGCAACTCATAAGTTAGTGGGAGCCCTGATGCCTTACTCTCGATTATAACAGTTTCAGGATTCCAATAACCATATTGTTCCATTGCAATACGCCTTAGCTCAGGAAACTCATAACGCCCTTTCATAGCATCTAGTAATATTAAATGATGACCTGAATCTTCGTTTGGAGTAAACACACCCCAAGTAGTAATAGCACTATAGTCTGCTGAAGTTTTTTTCATAAAAGCTGTATCGTAAGATTGTATGACGTGTTCAATAGGTGGTATATCATCTTCCCAGTCTTGCCACCATTCACGTTTAATTAAAGATCCCTCTTCTGCAGTTGGATTCTGCATATATTGTGAATTCCATTTTGACATTGGAATAGAAGCCTTAACTGATTCTAAATCTTCTTTTTTCCAGTATTCAGGCCACAGGGGTTTACCTGATGGCATAATCGCAGGGAACTCTATTACCTCCCATTTGTCTGCCTTTGGTTCCTGTTGCATTTTGATAAGACGCCCTGTTAAATCTTTTTCATTCCATCGTGTCATAACCAATACAATAGATCCACCGGGCTGAAGACGTTGACGTGGTCCTGATGTATACCATTCAAAAGTTCTTTCCAATGCTTGTGCATTCATTGCATCTTGTTCAGTATGCGGGTCATCAATAATTAATAGATCGGCACCCCTTCCAGTGATAGCTGATCCAACACCGGCAGCATAATACTCACCGCCCTGTTCTGTTTCCCATTTACCAGCAGCTTGACTATCTTCTCTAAGTCTTGTTTTAAATACTTGTTTGTATTCTATAGAGTCCATAAGTTGTTTTGCTTTACGACCAAACCTTACTGATAGTTCTGTTGTGTTAGTAGATTGAATTATCTTTAGCTTCGGGTTTTTTCCAACCATCCAAGCAGGCAACAGGAAACTAGCAAACTCAGACTTTGTATGTCTAGGAGGCATATTAATAATTAATCTCTTAATCTTACCACTAGCTAATTTATTAAATTTATCTGCTACAATCTTATGATGGGACCCTTCAATAAAATCGGGCCAAACATGTTTTACAAAATCCATAAAATTAGTTGCTATCTGAGACTCCTTTTTCTTTTCTTTCCATTGATTCATATAGAGAGCAAACTGTCTCTTTATGTCAGGCGGCAACTTATCTAAATTTTTTAATTTTTCTTTGTCTAGGTTCATAGGAGTCCCATAAAGTATTTATAGCATATTTATTTAAAAAACCTAGCATATAACCCCACATACAGGGACCCCTTTTTTACGTAACTAATTTTATATATAAAAAGATCTGGAAAATTGTAATGGCTCTGGGACCACTATGCCAGGCGCGTTAGCGCCTGGCTGAGAGAGTTATGCTGCCCAGTATTTTAGTGCAGCTTTCTTGATCAAGATTGCAGGGCCAACAACAAAGTCTTTACGACCTGTAATATAATTATCATTGTCAAATGTTGCACGCCACAATGCAGTTGCCTCTGGGTTTAAAGGTAAGTTAATTAACTTGCCCTCTTCATTTATTAATAAAAGATCACCATTTGGAAAAGTAATACACTCAACCATGCCACCTACAAATTTTGAAACCTCTTTGTATTTTGGCTCATCTTTTTTATCTTCAATGATTTTAAACTCAGATGCTTTTGTGTTTATATCTTTCGTCATACCTAGGATCATATGGGATAAGTCAAGCATTGTCAACTTTTTTTATTTCTGTTCTGGTTTGTTTGCCCCAATATGGACTATCATAAGTTTCTTTCGTTACCTCAATCGGAGTTTCTAAAGCCTCGGTCCTTGGGTGTAGTCTGATAAATTCTTCCCAATGTGTAAACGCAAAATCATTCCAACAACCATTACTACAAAAATGACTCCATTGAGTATTTGAATTCCAATGAGTTTGAGGAATCTTTCTGGTCCTCAAAACCTTTGAACCTTTGACACCTCTTATTCTATCCTGTGTTTTATTTGTATGGCACTTTGGACCATGACACCAACGATAGTCGCTCATTTCTTTGCCCTCAATATTGCGTCAATGAACCTTTGGTTCTCAGCCATTTTTCTGTCAATCTCTCTAATTTTCATCTCAGAGAATAACCAAAGTCCGAAACCAAAAACAATTAAAACTAATCCAATATATAAAACTATATTCCAATCAATCATTAGTGCCTCACTTTCCATGTTGTGTTTGCTGTTCTATAACCATGTGCGTCTAGGTCATAGTAAACATAATAAGCAACTCCATTTTTAGAAACTCCAAATCTGGACTTCTCATCATGTTTGCCACGTCTTGTTATGTGTTTCTTATGCTTGTTTGCATAATAAGTTATGTAAAATGTTTTAGTCATATTTCTTTCTCTCTTTCTGGGACTACCCTATAGGATAGTCCCATTATTGTCAATAGTTAATTTAAACTATTTTGTTGCATTTGTTGTCTTGCAATAGCGATCTTTTGATCTCTAGTTAAGACCTCTTTATCTTCCAAAAGACTAGCCAAATTTTCTGGACTATAAATTGATAAAGCTAAACTAGAACTTTCATTCAACATTGTTTCATTTAAAACAACTCCAACTTTATCTGCAAGTGCTTTTGCTTGGTCAAAGTACCTGTAAGATTTTAAACCTAATCTTAAAGTTTTCATTTTGCCCTCAACATAAGAATACATTTGTTCATGTTCTTTAATTACATTGTCGGCACTTGATCTATACATCTTAAAAAAGTTTAATGTATTTTCATCAACTTTAAATTGTCTTGAATGACAATAAGATGTTCCAATAGTCCAAAGCTGAAAATCATTTTTCCACTTATCAACTGGTTTTTGTATAGATTGATCTTCGTTAGATGAATTACTAAAACCCAAATAAGTATTAACTGCACTCTCATCATTGTAATACTTTGGATTTCTTTTTGAGTAGTCATTATCAATAGACAATTTAAAATCAGGATTTAAACCTTTTGATTTTAATTCATCTCGATAATATGCTCTTGCAAAGTTTCTACCCATGTCAAATCTAACGTGGACTTCATCTTGCGAGATATACTCTTTGCCCTGATCATCAACTTTAGTAATTGGGTGTTGAACATAAAAACAATTATCTTCATACAATTCGCCACCTGCACTATTGTATTTTTTGATCATTGATCTTATTGTATCAACATCTTCCTGTGGTTGATGAAACCTTACAACTTTTTCAATCGCAACTTTTGCTTTTTCTCTCATTAAGTCGTATTGTTCTTTTGCTTGTATCAATTTATCTTTTACTTTATCTTCGTAAAAAGATTGAAATTGATCTGCAATCACTTTTCTCTTTTCAGAGTTAAGTGTTATTCTTTTTTCTTTAGTCATGCTACCTCTTTCTGTTTTATTTTGCATAATTTAAAATTATCACTTGACATTAGGATTGTCAAGGATTATATATAATTTATCAAATTAGTTAAGTTTTATCTCTAACTCGTTTCTAATTTGTTGGGACAACTTCTGGTTGTGTGTTTAAAGGGCTGTCACCCTTATCTTTCACAACTAGAACTGATCCCTGGTCCTATTAAAGCACGGATATTCTAGAAGGCCGGAAGTGATAGGACCTGGGATCAGTGTAGAAAATCGGACCCTGGGACCTGCACTGGTTAGGGCTTTGGCTGAACTAGAACAACCCAAAGCCCGCAAGCTTCAAGCAGCAAGCTTGACAGCTGGTCCGGACTGTGTTAGTATAGGATTATAAAGGAGGAAAGATGGACAATGATAATTTAAAAAGAATAGCAGACGCTCTAGAAGAGATCCTGCGGCTGGTGAAACAGGACATGGAAAGAATGAAAAAATTAAATGAGTAGAAGGATTGAGAGCCCAGTGATTTTAATAAATCACTGGCGCTGGCTCGTGGCCAATGGCTACAAGAAAGAAGCGGCAAGCTGCAAGCGTCAAGCGGCAAGCTTGACAAGACAACAATATAGGATTATAAAGGATATATGCAAACCAAAGAAGCATTAAAAATAATAGGCGGCAGTCTAAGCAAGCCTAGCAAGATGCCTGGATGGTCGATAGGTTTACCTGCTAAAGAATGCAAGACAGGCGGCAAGCTCCAAGCGGTCCCGGGCTCAGTATGTTATGACTGCTACGCTCTAAAAGGTTGTTATGTTTTTAAGGTGGTCCAGCAAGCACAGTATCGGAGGCTGGCCGCAATCAAATCACCACAGTGGGTCACCGCAATGGTGCATTT